TCCAGTCGCTTTTTTGGAGCGATAAGCGCATCCCATCACTCATCTTAACCTTGTCAAACGTACTATCAAGCACAGCAGCGTGAGCATCGATAAAATCTAATACCTCACTCTCACGCAAAACCTCCACGTCTAGCATCGCTCCCTCTTGTCTGTAGAGAGCGCGCATCATCCCCTTAAACTTTTTCTTGAGTTTTTCGCGCTCTGTCTCAGGGATATCCTTGCGTCCCATCTCGATGTGAGTGCAGCCACAGCTACATTCCTCTCCATGGTCGCAGGTGAGCAGCGCGCGATACCGAGCATGCAGCCCCTCATAGTCAGAGGGGCTTAGTCGAAAAAAGGCTTATGAGTGTTTGCTTGTGCTTGAAGCGTCTCTAGCCAAAGACGTCGTGCATCTATCTTGTCGGCAGATTTGCACTCCATCTCTTTACTCAAGCGCACAAAATAGTCTTGCATCAACTTCTGATTCTTCGCCTTTTTGTCCTTGTCGGCATCTTTATCCTTATCCTTGCTCTTATCCTCCGTGCCGTCATCGTCACCACCATCCAAAGGCATGATGCTGTTACTCAAACGCTCACCTACGGGCATACCGTATTTCTCTGCAAAGTAAGCACCATCCACCTCATAGTTATTAAGCACCATTTGCTCGAATGACAATTGCTGCTCAGGCGTGTAGTCCACAGAGTAGTCCCACTCAAAGGACAAACCCTGCACGGGGAAACCATGCAGCACCATGCGTGGCAAGAGACGATTGTTGATGATGTCTCGCAACATGTCACAGTCCTGCTCAATGAGATTTTTGAATACCTCAAGGTGAGTCTGGGACTGAGAGAGTGAGCTACCGTCTTCGATGGTCATAGTCTGTTGTAGGATGAGCTTAGATAGCTCAGAGTTGGCGCGGTCGATACGTCGGTCATAGACGTTGTAAGCATCGCCACGGCTATTTTCCACGACCTCAATCTCTGTACCCTCTTGCACTACCGCCCACAAGGCAGCACCCATGCTCTCCATCATTTTTTCCATCTTGGCACGCTCCTTGTCGTCACGCGTGGTGGTTTTTGCAATGCGCATGGGCATACCAAAAATCTCACTAAAGGTGTCCCAAAAGCCGAGGGCATTTTTTTTCGGAATAGTCTGTGTGGCAGCCTTGAGATAGAGTCCAAGGTCATCAGCACTACCAACTTCTATATACCAATCGCGAAGGTTGTCCGCGCGGTAATCAACCCCAGTCTTAGCGTCCTCGCCCACTTGGCGTACCACTACGCCAAACTCAGGCAGCACGTGCTTACGAGGTATAATTTTGGTCTCTGTGTACATCCGCTTGCCGTCCTCATTAACGATGACATCTCCCAACTCAATGAGAGTATATCCCCAATAGATGTTACTCAAGGCTTGCGTGATAAATTGCTTAAACCAAGGGGCATCCAATAGTTTTACAGCCTCCTCATCTGCCGTGCCATCTGCCTTTTCGAGTTTGAAGGAGCGCGCGAGGACAAATCCTGTGCGCTGCCCTACACATCCCGATAGGTGCAAGTCCACATCTACATCTCGATATAAGTCGTAGAGTCGTGCGCGATTAGGGTTATCCACATTGATAGCCATCTGCCAAGCCGACCGCCAATCTTGCAAGTCCTTGCGTGTGAGTGCATCTGTCTGTCGTTGCATCTCCACTACGGTGCGCTTTAGCGCAGCGCGGTCACTGCTCTTGGCGAGGTTGTAAGTGCCATAAGCAGTGTGTAATACATTATCTTCTTGTGGGGCAAACCAGCCCTTAAATTTGGATATTAAGCTCATAATTACCAGCTATAATGTTGTTTCTTTTCGCAACCATACGAGAAGCTCGATGGGCTATTATCTACTCCGTTGCTACCATTACCAGCCAAAGGGAGGTCGGGGATAATAAAGCCCCTTGCCACCCCCTCTAGCCACTTAATGGCGCGCTCATATCTCTCCTTACGAACCTCCGCTCCCATACGCTGCTGTGTAGATGCGGATAGGTGGTAGAGTGCAACGTCCACCGTGTACATCACGATGAGTCGATTGCGTGCCTCCCCCTCTGCTGCATAGATAGCCTCGCAGTCGTATTTGGGTCGGAGATAAGAGCATATTTCTTCTTTGGCTTCGGCTTCCGCATTAGCGATGTTAGCAGCATCAATGCGTGAGAGTACGCCTAGAGCAGCTTCGCCAATGACCACCTTATAATCTTCTTGAGTGACAAACATATCGTCTTATATATAGAGTTACCATACTTTGTTTTTTGCCGATGGGCGCATCCCCATCTTAGGCTCATACCGCTGTTGTCGGGTGTGCTTTTGGAGCTTCCAAATAGCCGCCTCGTCAGCATCGGGCGCATCATCGTGGGCAGAGCTACCGCGCTCAAGTGCGAGCGTCTGGTCTATGCCCGTCTGCATGTCGATGTTGTCGCGCAAAGCCTCGTTGTACCACACAAAACCACGCTCCCACAGTGGAGATACAGCTTCAATGCGCTGTATTTTGTCGGGCTTCTTGCGGTAATCACCCATGATGGGGAGTTGATAGCCACGCACTTCACCCTCAGCCACAAACTCGTCCAGTATGATGTCCTGCATGAAGTTAGCCTCCATGAGGAATTGTACTGCCACGCCCTCTGGTAGACTCTCATAGAGGTCGTAGAGCCAGCGCACCATGGCATTGACACTATCTTGGCGCACCCAGCAGTTGATAAGGTGCAGCTCGTTGCCAATCTTTCCCCAAAGGCGCGATGCCTTGAAGTCATTACCGCGCGATTTGAAGGATGGATCAGTGTAGCACACAAGCGCATCGTACTTGTCGAGCTTGGGGAGTTTCTTGAATTGTATCCACTCTTGTTTGAAGATGCTCCCCTCCATGATTGGATTGTGCATCATCTCTTTCTGCCAAGAGCGGTATCCTGCAAAGGCTGCATATTCCGCAGCTTCTTCTTTCGTCCATTTCTCTGCCCACACAGGGTTACCATCACGGTCTACAGCCTTAATCTCAGAGACATGGACACTCTTAGTGGCTGCTATATTGGCAAGTACAGAAGTTTTTGAAATTAAGTTGCCGACCATGATGAAACGCCCACGACCCACGTCGAGTGAGCCAAACAACGCCTCCTTAACCCAGTCAGTCAGCTCACGCACGCGTCGTGGATTTTTGCAGAGCTCGTCATCGTCTAAGTCATCAATGACGATGTAATCGGGGCGTGACTCCTTATAACGTAGACCACGTGGAGATTGTCCGCGACCACGTGCAAAAAAGGCAATATCCCCTTGAGTCACAAACTGACCATCCTCCCACGAGCCAAGATTTTTGAATTGACCGAAGTCAGCAATCAACCGCTGGTTATACTCTAGCTCTGCTTGCAAGTCACCTAACAACGTCTTAGCAGCATCCTCACTCTTACCGACAACCACCATTACATGTATAAGGGGTTGAGGTTGTATCATCATCCAAATAGGCACAAAAATGTCAAAGTGGGTGCTTTTGGCGTGACCGCGAGGCCATTTGAAGACCGCCTTAAGGTTGGGGGTTTCTTTTACCTTTTTCGCAGCTGCATTGTGGAAAGGTGCGTTGTGGATGGTGCGCAGCACCTCCCCTGTGGTCTTGTCACGCAGGGTCAAAAAATGGGGAAAGTAGTACTCGCAAAAGGCTGCATAGTCCTTCTGCAGGCGCGCGATACGCTTGTCTTTTTCGACTGCTGTTTCCTGCGTACTGGTTACTGCTGTTTGGGATTGTACGCGCTTACAATGCTCCTTCCATTCTTCTAGGGCTTTCTTACGTTCGGCTTGTGTCATAAGGGGATTATAATAGGGTTCGAGTGTGCTTATAATGTTGGGCTACTGCGACATCATCTCCACGATATACTTGTCTTGGTAGGTATTGAAGAGTTTGAGCAGCTCAGGTGTAAGGTTTTTGTCAGTCTGTGAGCGGAATTCTAGCCACTTTGAGAAAGCCATGAAGGACTCAATGGTATCTACCACATTTGCCTTCTTGTCTAGTTTGTCTATGACGGAGGCTAGTTTGGCAAGCTTATCGCCCAGTCCAGAGATGAGGGTTGGGTCGTCACTCTCATGTACTTGCTCTATGAGTTTGTCTATGGTAAGCAGGAGCTTATTGACGAGTTCGGGTCGGGTGATATTTTTGGCTGCACGCTGCTCCTTCCACCCCTCAGCTGAGCACCAGCGAGAGATGGTCACGCGTGTCACCCCTATCTTGTCCGCTATCTCTGCTTGCTCCATCCCCGAGAGATAGAGCGAGCGAGCAAGCGACTTCTTTTTTTCATTTTCTGTTTTTTTCATGCGCTGTAAATGAAGGATTATAGTGCAAAGTTGCCCTTTTTTTGTGGGGTGTGAAAAAAAGGTTTGCAACCGTTGCATATAGCTGTGCAAGGGTTGCAAACTTAATTTTTGAGGGTCGAAATAACGCAGTAATATTGCACTAGAAATCCCGCTCTCAAAGGGCATAACCATCAAATCAACCAAAAGACAATGGGCAAAAATAATACCTCTAACCGAGTCCGACTGACCAATGACTCTCTCAACTCTTACGGCACGAGAGTCTTGACCGATGGCTTGGACATCGAGCAATATAATCGCAACCCCGTGTTGCTCTGGATGCACCAGCGTGGTCAAGTCATCGGTACACTCACAGACATCCAAAAAGAGCATGGTGAGATTACGGCTCAACTCAATTTTGACGAGGCATCAGAACTTAGCCAACGCTGCAAAAAGCAATGGGAGTTTGGCTCTCTGCGCATGGTGAGCGTTGGCATCGACATCTTAGAATGGAGCGATGACCCCAATCTTGCAGTGGAGGGTCAGACTATGGCTACCATCACCAAGAGTAAGCTCACTGAGGTGAGCGTGGTAGACATCGGTGCTAACGATGATGCCATCCGTCTCAACTATCAAGGACAGCAACTCAACCTCTCGGCAGGC